TTAACCTTCTTGCGCTTACGCGTGGTAGCCATAATAAAATTATCGCTTACTAATTAGAATAAATAGATCATCAACACGCTGTTCTAGCCGAGTTAATTGATCTTTCATACTGGCGCCTCCGTTGGGCCTCAGTTCGTTTAGCCAGCCCTTAACTAAGAAACGTAGCCCGATCAGCACGCTTGTTAGCACGGCGATACCGCCAGCCCCAAAGGATGCCCATTCCGCAGGACTCATTTTTTAGGAGTTGCATAGCCAAACACTCCAGCTAATACGGCCCATAGAATGGAACGGTAATCTGCTGCGAAGTTTGATGCTGCCCAGGCTGAAAGGAATGCGCCCAGCGTTAGTACATATGGATTCTTTATGTTCATATCTTGCCTCCTAGTAGTGGTATATCGAACGGCTTACTGTCGTAATCTCCAGCCTTTGTGAAACTGACGTGTATGTGCTTTGTGTGTTTGTTATATCCTGAATACTTACGCCACTTAAAATTGAGGATTCTGCTAGCGATCATTCCGTTATGTATTACGTAAGATATACGCTTATCGGTTTTTGCACATAGCCTGATTTGGTCAGCCAAATATATTGAGAGCCCCTCGGATGAATCCAAGCGAGAATCAATATCAATGGCTCTGACACATCCCGTGCTGTCTGGATTATGATCCGATTTTCTGGCACTGTGACGAGCATCGCCAAGCCACCCATCACTGGAAGTGCGGCGATCTGGATACCAGGTAGTAACGGCATCTCTTAAACTATCTGCAGCTTTACTCAGCCAGGGACTTGACATCGTGATCCTCGTTTGTGCATTCCCATTTAGCAGCAACAGCATTTAATACTGCCTCATCATGGCATTTAGGCGGCATGAAAATATCCTCTAAAGGTAAATATGTATAACCTATACCTGCATAATTGCCTCTAATGTTTGCATTGTAAGAAGTACGCTTACAAGTTTGACCTCTAAAGTTTCCATACCAAGTCTCGGTATTTAATCCTTCAATAGTTTGTGTTTCATCTATACCTGTAATTACTTCAATAACTATATTATTTTCATCTAAAAATGCGTAATGTGCCATTATGCCCAACTCACATTTCCTGTGCCAGCTGTTATCGTAGTTACTTTATCGCTACCAGTTGTAGAGGTAGTACCTGTCAACCCTGCACCAATAGTAATTGTTTTAGTGTTTGAATATCTTAAAATTACAACACCTGAACCACCATTACCACCGTTGGAATTGTAATTTGCTGAACCACCGCCGCCACCGCCAGTATTTGCAGTACCTGCAACACCATTATTTGCGCCAGCACCGCCGCCACCTGCTCCGCCTGCTCCATTAGTTCCCGTATCTGAACCACCACCACCACCACCAGCTCTAGTTACTGAACTGCCAGTTATTGAACTAGCCGAGCCAGCACCACCATCACCGCCACGAGATACATCACTAGCGTTTTGTCCAACCGCAGAAGCACCACCGCCACCGCCGCCATTAGAAGAAGTACCGCCTATATGACGACCATTTCCACCATTATTTCCTTGAGATGGAGAAGTTGATGGAGTGTTACCACTACCACCTGCCATATTTGTATTAGGAGAACCTGGTCTTGCACCACCGCCACCCGAACCGCCATTACCTGAAGTAACTGTGTCAGTTCCTATTGAACCAGCACCACAACCACCACCAGCACTTGTAATAGTATTAAAAACTGAATTGATACCGTTATTGCCTAATACTTTAATACCACCAGCACCACCAGCACCAACGGTTACGGTGATATTAGTGGACAAATTAAAAGTTTGTAAAGTGCCACCGTAATTAGTGCGATAACCGCCACCGCCACCGCCACCGCCGCCTGGTTCATTACCACCGCCACCGCCACCGCCGCCAGCTACAACTAAATAAGCGACATCAATTGTAGCTGGCACCGATGGAGATAATATTCCTGCAATAATATTACCTATCATTATGCAACAGCTCCAACTACATACCAAGTATCTGTTGCAGTTTTAAGACATACTGCTGATTTATATTGTCCAAGGGTTGGAGATGCTGCAACAGCACCAGCACTTAATACTGTTGTAGTACCAGAAGTTACTGCGCTAATTGTGCAAGTACCTGCACCAATGTTTAATACTGTAAGTGCTGTGCCTATTGGGAATGCTACTGATGCGTTAGTAGGAATCTTAAACTCAATAGCAGTTGCCTTATTCATTATCTCTAATACCTGATATTGATCTGCAGATACAGCTGTATAATCTGCTGTGTTAGCAGTGCCTACTGTAAATGATGTAAGTCCGTTAAACATACCAGATGTAAGTACATCACCAGTTATTGCTGGAAATCCTGGGGCCATTATATCTCCTTAATAAGATAATACGTTTTGATCTAAGACACCGTAATCTACGTTGCCTATTATAAACCCATCTATGACAGGTTCTAGCGTTGTAAAGATAGTTTTCCAACTATTCGGGGTAATGTTAAAAGATACTCCGAAAATCTGCAGGGTCTTATTTAGGGTAGATCCGCCTGGTTGTGTAGTAATCACGGTAATAGGATCAAAGAAATCTAGGTCTAAGGCTGCAATAGTGCCTGCGGTGTAGTCAGCCGTATAAAGGTCTAGTTCAATGGCATCACATCGAATAGTAGTTTCAGCTCTAGAAGCTACATAGGCCCTAGCGTAATCAAGCGCCACGGCATCGGTCTCCATAAGTAGGTCAGTTAGGGTATAGGAATGTATAAAGTATTTGTCAATAGAAGGTTGATTAATGGCTAGTTGAGCGCTGCCGCCTGATCTAGTAATGCTTGCAGAATTAAATACTAAATAGTCATTAAGCACCCACGTAGCATTGGCATAGCGGATACCAGCGCCATTGTCAGTAAATACTGTAGGCGTGCCACCAATAGATCCAACGGTTACCGCTCTATCTTGAAATACAAAGTTGCCAGAAGCATCAACGTATATTGCCCCGTACTCGCTGTCCGCTACAACCTGCAAGGCTGACAAAGAAGTCCTATTAGTGCCTGGATCATTCTGTAGGGTAGTAAGACCTGCATCCACATCACGCTGGGTGTTAGGCCAGTTAATAGTATTTAAGATTTGATTAACACGTGTGCCTGACAGGTCTCCAGCGCTAGCGCCAGTCACTGTTGTAATCTGTGCATTCTGTGCTAAGCGGTAAGCATCTACAGCTGTAATAGTTGTATAGGCTACCTCTGTGGCATCTTTAGGCTGCGTGTTTAAATACGAGGTAATAAATCCTGCAAAGATTGGATAAGTCACTCCTAAGTAAGTTGCAGTTATCTCAACTTTTTTCATGGGAGTAAGTAATTCATAGTATGGGCTTGCGGGATTTTGTGGGTTAAAGTCGCCCGATTGATCGACAATACGCAAGGTTAAAGTACCAGTCTGGAATTGATCTGCTAATACGTTACGGCCTCTAGCAGTTCTAACTGAGTTTACTTGATTAGATACATCAACAATAACTGCGACTGCATCGGCTAATACGTTTACTCCTAGTTTACCAATATCGATCTGCATAGCCTGAGCAATAGAAGGCCCAGTTGAGAAGTTAATAATTGCATTAATTACTGGTACAGCCATAGTTATGATCCAGCTGCGTAGGTAGGAGAGCCTTGCTTATTTAATCTTTGTAATGCTTCTTGGACTGTAGATAACATGGTGTCTGTGGTAATTACATCACCTGCATTATTAATGGTGTTAGAGTTGTCTATATAAGTGGTACCACCGCCACCAGCGCTACCCGTAGGAATAGAAGCAGCATTGTAAGTATTGTAATAAATTGATGAGCCAGCGTACATTTGCTTATTGTAATCTTCTCTTGTAACTATTCTTAATTTAGCCATAGCGTCTGTAGTAGCTGTTAATTCTTCTGCTAATTTTCTGGCGCTATTTGCAGCATCTAACTCAGCGTTATACTTCTTAGCCAAAGCCTCGTTATTGTCTAATATTGCTATCTGGGCTTTAATGCGTAGTTTAGTCTCTTCATCGGTAGCAGCATTGAGGGCTGCAGTTAAACCTATGCGCTCTACATCAAACTTATCTTTGAGTTTATCTACTTCATTCTTTTTGTTTAATAATGCTAATTCGGCAGCCCTAGCAGCGGCAGCCTTTTTGATAATGTCTAATTCTTTCTTTCTAATTAATTTGTCATCTGGTGTAGCGCTTAAACTTTGAAAAGATACGCTAGAGCTTTTTAATCTTTCACTTTCACCTAATTTAGATAAAAGACCAACAGGAGAATACTCAATTGACAATGCTAAAACTTTAAGATATTTATTATCACCAATTTTATTTAATTTTTCTAGTACAACACCTAAACCTAAAATAGCATCGGCTATAAATGTACCGAAGTTTTCCATTTTAGTAGTAGCAGCCTCAATACTTTTATCTTTACCTAATTGAGATAAAGCATCTATAATACCTTTGCCGATAGTTTCTGCAACGTTGGCAGAAGCAACTTGTAACAAATCCATTTTGCCAGCATAAGTAGTTAATCTTGCTTTAGCCTGACCTGAAAACTTATTAGACACTTCATCTAGGATTTTATTCATATCACCAGTTGCTAAGGTGGTCTTACTAATTCCTGCTCCTAGTCTAGAAAGAGCTGTAGTTTGACCTGTGTAACCTTTGGCTATAGCTGCTGACACTTCTTCAACAGATCTACCTGTAGCCGCACTTACGTCTAACGCTATTGCTAAAGCCTTTTGGCTGTTTATTAATGATCCACTAGCTGTTAATAATGTTTGTAAAGCAGGGCGTAATTGATCGTCTAATACGCCAGTTAGTTTTTGTAGATTGGCTATGTATAATTCAATGCCTGGGCTAGCAAAAGCATACCCTGTATTTTGTAATTGAACTTGTAAAGATTTAGCGGCAGCCTCATCTGCAGCAAACGCTTTGACTGCATTTTTGCCATATGATAATAATTTTTGAGCGCCAAATACGCCAAGGAAAGTTTTACCTAATGATTTAACGCTTTTGTCAAATGCACTGATTTCCTTTTGGCCTTTTTTAAGTCCTTTGTTGTCAAAGGTGCTGACTGCGCTTACAATTAAATTAGGCACTATGCAGCCTTTCTAATTTCTGTGTCTTTTATAAACTTGACGGCTACGGTATCAATTGCTTTAACTACCTGTGGAATGACTTTGTTTTTAGTCTCATCCCAAGCACGGTAAATTACACGGCCCCTTTGTTTGCCTTGGCCTTTCATACTAGATAGCATTTCGGCAGCTGCATTAAATTGGGCAGGAGCATTAGGGTTTAAAGACCTGTCATATCTAGGTTTATTTATACGGCCAGCAGTTTCAAATATTGCGCCAGAGCGTGAGTTGTTGTAAACATAAAAGGCAGCCTTAAATCCACTATCGTTGCGTTTGTTTTGACCTGCAGAGTATTGTACTTTGCTTTTTGCAAACGCATAGTCATAGGGTGGAAATAACTTCTTAGGGTCTTTAATTGTCTCAATAGATGCAGTGCCTT